CAGTTTGATGCCTTACAGCACCCTGCCTATGGGTATGCCCACAAACCACGCTATTACCCCACTTTTTGGCAAGATTTAGGGCAGTTATACCGGCATGCTTAGACATGACACCTTCATCGCCATGAGCCAAGTAGAATCCACGCTCAAACTCATAAGCTCTTTTATGGAATCGTATGCCTAAATCTGAATAACCCATGAATTTTTCATAGACCAATTCTGGCAATCCAAGCAATGATGGAGCACCCTTCAAAAGGGTCGTAAATAATCTATCAGTATGATTTGATCTAATTATGTCGGTTGTGCCAAGATCGTAAAGAATGTCTTGAGCAATTGATCGCTCTTGATCCAAAGTTTCTGCAAATTCTGTTTTTGTTCCTTTTACCCAACGAGATTGGGAGGTCATATCAAGCTCATCACCAACATTTAATACATAATCAAATTTTTCATGCTTGCTCATTTTTATGAGGTTTTTGACAGCTAATGGGTGATGCAGAGGAATCTGCAAATCTGGCGTGACTAAATACCTGCGGTTGGTTTTAATCGTTATCCTCATCGTCAGTTGGATCAATGGAAGGAATTATTCCACCATCGCCTACGATCCAATCAGGGAAAGTTTTGTGTTCAGTCATTAACCAGAAAGCATGTTCAGGCGTGAATCCCGCTTTTCTGGCTGCTTTGTAGCATTCGTGTAGAGCCATATAATGTTGATCGATTTTACTTAGCGGCTCAGGAGTGTGGCGAACTACGCGACGATTGATCTTTTTGCGTTTGATAGGTTTTCGTGTGTTCGCCATGAATAAAGGCTACTTGCTACTAGTAATAATTCTTAGCATTTCCTCTTGGCGTGTTTCAATCCGTGCCAAACGATCAGCTAATGACGAACCAGAATTAGGAGTTAAAGTCCAAAGCCATCCTTTAATAAGATAACGCAGACCCGTAAAGAAAGCGACTAATACGGCGCAAATGCCGGCGGCGAAGCCAGCCCATTCGGTTGGTGTCATTATTCAGCATTGACACCTAGATCAGTATCTTTAGGATCTAGTGCTTTGATTAGAGGAGCAACCAACGCTCCAAGAAGGATAGAATATTCAGGCTTAACATCGCCAGCAATTGCCAACCCGACGGTAATACCTGATGCAGCCACAGCTCTTAAATATGACTTAATTGCTGCTTTGTGCTTTTTGCTTATTTTCATAATTTACCTCCAAGTAGTGGGATATTAAAGAATTCACCAGATTGATTTGGCTTAAATGAAATATGGATATGTTTATGATGGGGATTTATGCCGCGATATTTGACAAATTTCCAAAATGATTTAGCACTAGCAATTTTTTCTGCATGGATTACATACAGAATACGCTTATCTTTTTTTGCTGCGAGTCGAATCTGATCTGCCAAATCGAAACTAATTCCTTCTTGGTCAGAAAGGCGAGCGTCAATATCGATGGCGCATACTTCACCCTGTTCATTCGGGTTATGCTGACTGACTCTGGCTGAATGGCGAGCATCACCAATCCACCCATCGCTGGCACGCTTGCGATCAGGGAAGCAGTCATCAGTTTGTTCTCTAAACTGAACGGCAGCCTTAGATAACCAAGCCTTCATTAGCCAAGTATCGTTTGGAGTTCATCGGCAGTTAAACCAAGACGATTTAGTAATTCTGCTTTAGCAATTGCTTTTGCTTCGGCTTCGGCTTTTTCTGCTTCAAATTTAACTTTGAAATTGGCTGCGTCAATTTTTTCTTGATCTTTTTCAGCCTTAGTTAATTCTCTGACATTTTCCTCGCCAGTTTCTACATTTACAATTAGTTTAGTCATTATGATATACCATACAATCTGATTGAAGTGTTAGTGTCATTTGAAAATGTTGCGGTTGATGTTCTGTAAAAATCAAGGGAAGTAATTGCACTAGTGCTTTTCCATGTTCCATTCACAACATAAGTTTGATTTGCTCCACCGGTGTAAAACCCTTGATTTGATTGAAATTTTTTATATTTTGAAGTTGAAGCATAATTATCAATCAATAACCAACCTGCGCCCATATCTTGAAGGTTAGTTGCTGCTTGATTTGAATAATAAAGATAAGCAGCACAGTTATCATCTAACGCCCTATTTGTGCTAGTTGCTGAATCAGCATTTCGTAAATACATGATTGCATAATTACTTCCACTATCGTTGTTAAATCTTGTTGATACCAATTGTTCGACCGCGCTATTAAATTTAATTCCTGACCATTCAAGTAATAATTGTTTGTAAGTTCCGGGAATGGACGATAAGGATAAACTTGATAATGCACTACATACGGTTTCAGATATTAAAGTCATTCCACCTGCTGCTGCCGGTGCTGCCCATGTTGGCACGCCACCTGAAACAGTTAAAACATTTCCGGTTGATCCAATTGGTAATCTGGTGTTTGTATTAGCTGATGATGAACGATATTCAATATCACCAAGAGTTGTTGATGGATTAAGATTTTTTGTTGTTGTATCGATGGCAGTTCCAAGCGTTCTTATCGCTGATGCGCCATCCTTGACCAAGCCAGTATCATCGGGCGTTGTCCATGAATAGTTGGTAGTTGTTGCCATTCTGCTCCTTTAGGCGACTATTGTCGCATTTTCCCAAGTAAGTATAGCGGATATAGTATTCCAACTCTCACCGACAGGCACGGTATTCCATCGCATTGAAAATTGGCTGAAACTGACCGGTGAAACATTGATTGTTAAAAATAGTTCCTTATATCTCGTGCTCCAACGCCAGCCTTCAACATAACCCTCAAATTGCCCGCCTGATATTTGAACTGGAAGATTTTGGATATTAACTGGCATTCCCATAAATATACCAAGCAAAGAATCCCGACTTGCATTGCTTAATTCTGGGCTAGTTATTGGAAAAGTAATGCTGTCAAATACTGGATATGGATACGCTCTTTGATTGACATATCGATCTGCAACAGCTTGAGCATCCGCCGCATCATGAAGCGTTGTGTTTAGGCTTTCAGATTTGTATCCATAAAGAGCAATTGAAGCGGCTGAAGTTGCAATTTTTTGAGATCCATAATTGTTGCCATAATTGACATAAACATCGTTTCGAATATCACCCGATCTAGTTGTGGCTCGAAGTCCAGATCCTAAAGCATTATTGGCTGTTAAATCTATATAACCATTGGCAAGCAAATAGGTCTGACGATGATCTGCATCAGCGTAACCAATATTTCCTTGATTATCCTCATATAAATATCCAAATGCTGAATTAGCAATAAGTCCGGCAATATTATATACCGTATCAGGTGATGCGGCACGATTTTCCATTGTGTAAATTCCCGGAGTATCAATTTCGCCTAATCCTAAATTTAACGCATTAGCCCAAGTTTCAGTTACAGAATATCCTGACCAAGTTGAAGCAGCCGGAATATCAGTCCATTTGCCAGATAACACACTTGAAAGCAAAATATTAATTTGATTGCCATCCTCATCTTGAGAAAGTGTCGAATTGTAAATTTGTTTTGTGAGTTTAGCTAAAGATCCAAGAGCAACTATCGTATATCTAATCTCTGTTCCAGCTGATCCAGTAGCACCAACCTCAGTTGTAATATCGGTTATATTGCCACCAAATAAACTTACATAAGTTCCTGAACTATTTTTTATTTGTAAAGTTAATCCATCATTTATTGCAAAATTATATGTTTGACCATTTAATGCAATTATTTGTGCCTGAATATACGAAGCGGCAGGTTGGGTATAGATATTGGTGCGACCTGATCCGTGGCTTAAATTTGCAATAGTTACATTTGTGTAATTTGTGCCATTTACAGTCAATTTCCAAACTGGGCTAAAAACTGTCATCTTTGTGAATAAGTAGAGGCGTAAATCCCACCGCGATCAGCTGAATTGCTTAATGCATCGATAATTGTTCTAGCTGTGCCTTCGCTATCTATTGCGCCATTTACTGTTAAGTTAATTGTAGTTCCACCAGCTGATACTGATGAAGTTCCCAATTGTTGAGAAACTAAAGTATTGCCCTGTCTTTCCAATACGGCAAATTCAGCTGTTAATTTATCAAATTGAGCCTGTGCTGCTTTAGCGCCAATTCCACCGCTTGCAACTTGGAATGTTAATTCAGTAAATTTATCTTGAATTGAAGTTAAACGATCAACTAGATTTGGAAGGCTTGTTGCTCCAGCAATTCCAGTAATTCCTTTAGTTGCTCCAGTAGATCCTCCAACGCCACCGCCAATGCCGCCAAGTCCTCCAGTAAATCCTCCGCCAGTAAATCCTCCACCTGCTCCACCTGAAACATTTGCTCCAGTTTGATATCCACCAGATATTCCACCACTTGATCCAACACCACCAATTTTTTGAATATCTGCTCCGGATTTAACTAAGTTGATTCCATCAATTACTTTATTGATTGCAGAAATAATAAAGTTTAAGACTGGAGTTATCGCGCCAACAATAGAACCAAAAGCATCAATTATTGCCGCTGCCGCTTTAGCACCGACATCAAGCAAAAATCCAAATACTGTTTGAACAATTGGAAAAACTTTGTCTTTCATTAAAAGGAAAAATTCCTCAAACTTATCTCGGTTGCGTTCAATTGCATCTCGAATTATGTCAAATGCAGCTTTCAGTTTTTCTACAACTGGAACGCCATATTGAAAAATATATCCAATAAGTTTTTCGATGATTGGCAATAGCGCATAACCAACAGCTTCTTTTGCTTCATTAAATCCTACTTTTAAGCGATCAACTCGACCTTGAAAAGTCTCAGCATTACGGCTTGCAGCGCCGCCCCATAGGTCGGAAAGTAATGAAGTTTCAGATTTGAAATCCATTGTTTTGGCTTGAGCAGCTGTAATACCAATGCCAAGTTTTGCCAATTGTGTATCTTGACCAGCGTAGGCTTTAGATAGAGCCTCAGTTACCTGACCCAGATCCTTGCCAGTTCCTTTTGAAATATCAATTGCAAGGTTTAGTAATTCCTGTGATTTTGTGACATCCCCAGTTGCAACGCTTAATCTCTGAAATGCTGGTCTTAAATCGTCGTCTGCAATTCCAACGGCTAATGAGGTTTTGGTTATATAATCCTCAGTTGCCTTAATTTGAGCATCAGTAGCGCCTGTGGCGGATTTTAATGCACTTGCTAACCTTAATTGTGCGGCTTCATCCTCCATCGCCGCTTTGACCCCATCAACGGCTAATTTGGTGGCATAAGCGCCAGCTGCGGCGGCGGCGGCGGCAAATACCAATCCAGCCTTTTTGCCAAAATCGGCTACCTTGTCGCCAAAGCCTTGAACTTCATTAGCGCCAGTATTGAGACTTTTCTTTAATTCATCGACATCGGCGAGAATGGAAAGTTTGAGTGTGCGACTACCAGTTGTTGCCATTATGCCCACTCCTTAAGTATGCGATCAAAACTTTGTTCCCATTTATGAATCAATTCAGGCTGAATTCTGCGAAGGGTTGGATAAATGAACCATCCGCGAGATCCACGACCTTGTCGCCCAGAATATGAAGGGAACTGTTTGAATTTATTTGAACCAAACTCAAGACCACCCCACAGGACTTGCGTAGTAGCACCACCTGAAAACTTTTGTCGTGCGAAACCGTAGCTGAACTCACCAATCTTGCTTGTCTTAGAGATACTAACGCCATCTGCAACTCTCTGGACTGCTTTGCCAGATTTTTCTCTAGTTCGAGCTGTCGCTTTAATTTCCTCAGACGCAAAATACGCCAAAGCCGCAGATTGAGTTCTTGCTTCCTCTGTTGCTTGTTCATCCATTGCCTTGAACGCTTTAAGAATATCGCGCATGTCTGATTTATTGTAAGCAATTGTTTCACTCGCCATTCCTTTGCTCCAATATCTCGATTGCTGTCAATATGTCGTCTGCATCAACCCATTCACTCACTGGTATATGTGTGGCTATTGCCAACTGAACCAATAATCTGTTTAGGCTTCCTTCTCTGTGGCTTTTGGGTTTGCATCACCGACTATGACATCTGTGACAGTTTCCATCCAAGCATCATAGGCTTTGACTGGCTTTCCAGCTGCTTCGCGCTTATGTGCATGATAAGCAAGAAACATAAGATCAGAAATGCCCATCTTTTCCTGTGCTTGCCCAATGGTAAATCCTGTCTGCTTTTCCCATTTCGCCCACTCAGGCGGTTGGGCAATATAAGTTGCTTGCTCGCCTGAGTTGTATTCAATTGTAATTGGTAGTTTCATTTTGCTCCCGTTTTTCTACTATTAGCTAACTGTTAAAGTTGGCTTTGCTGTGCATTGTAGTGTGAATGAAACCTGTTGTGCATCTTTTCCATTGCCATTTGGATTTGGAAATGATGGATATACGCTTCCAGTAAATACTGCGCCTGTTGCAGCTGTGAAGGTATAAGCAAGACCTGTATCTGGTGCTGATGATGCTTTATCCCATAGTAATTCGCAAACAGAATAAGTTCCACCTGCGCCTGATGCGCCCCAATCAGCAAGGATTGTTAAATCCATTGTTGCATCATAATCGATTGTTTTGAATACGCGACCATCAAGAGTTTCATACGCTTGACGATCTAAAGTTGTGTTTAACGCAACTGAAATTGCTTGGGCATCATAAGACTTACTATCGATAGTAAGGCTCAAATCGCGCCCTGTGATAACTGTGGTTGCCACTTTGATCTCCTTAGGTTTGGTTGTAGTAAGTCGAAACCCTTATATCTGCAATTAGCAGAGTTGATGCTCCTACTTGACTGACTGTTGGTCTTTCGACTGAACTGACTTCATATCCTGATGGGATAACTGCCAGAACGCTCATGAGTAGTTGCTCGATATTGTCCAGCGATGCTGGATTGCTATTGTAAGCAACGGCAACTGAAATGGTCATATTAACTTTGCATTTGATGACCGATTTATTAATTAAATCAAATTCTAAATATGGTGAATCTGGAACGCAAACCACAGCTGGAGGAATAACTGATTCTGGAACAAATGAATAAACATTTCCCGCAACA